TCTCATTTTAATCGCTTTGCTTTGTTAATAGTCATAGCTATTGCCTTTTGACTTTGTTGATGTTGCTGGTATTCTGTTAGCCTACCTTGACTGCGTTTTTTTATGGCTCTTTGCTTGTAGTCATTAATCCATACCGACCAAGTTCGTACATTAATAAAAGCACTTGTACCTTGTTCAGCATCTCTTAAACCTTTTTCAAATGCAAACTTAATCTCATCTATCGGTAGATTAGTGTGGTAAGTAATTAAGTCATTGTATAGTAGTTGCGCCATACCTTTCATTTGTTCTTTGTCAGGCTTTTGCCCTAACGATGTGTAACACATACCTACTAAGTCAATGCAGAATAGTTTTACCTCATTGACTTGACCAGCTTTTAACATATCAAATACCCTCATTTTTTTTCTTTCTTTTTTTATAATAAATTTTACTTCTTAATCTGTCATTCATTATTGCTCTATCTCTTTTATAATCGTACTCATATCCCATAAGCAGCATATAAGGTGAGCAAGTTACTAATTTTTTTTTCATAATATTCTTAATTGTGCTTGATGATTTTTAATTCTTTTTAAAGCATTATCATAATACTCCTTATCTAACTCATAACCTTCTAAGTCATATCCTAGATTATGACAAGCAATAGCAATACTTCCACTACCTAAGTGAGTATCTAAAATCTTATCGCCCTCTTTTGCGTAGTTCATTAAAAGCCATTCGTATAACTTGACTGGCTTTTGAGTTGGATGAAATCTACCACCATTTTTATTGTTATCAGATAATGCACCACCTCTGCTTAAATCAAAAGTTCTCATAGCTTTATTACTTTTTGAATACCAAGCTAGTTCTCCATCGGCTAAACTAAATTCTCTTTGCATCTTATTCCAAATAATAAAACTATTTGAATATTGCCATAAGTAAGGAAAGTAATTACCCCCCCAAACTATTTGTGTTTTACTTACTCTTATTAATTCATTAAAATATTTTTCTTTAGGTATTTCATTATCCCAATTAGTTTCTTTATACTCTTTCCAACCTCTACCAGCTTTACTTTTTCCGTTAGCTTTTATTCTACTTTGAGCTGCTGAATTTTGTGCTTTATCTGCACCAATTCCATAAGGAGGGTCAACTATTGCTAAGTCAAATTCATTGTCTGACATTTCTTTCATAGCCTCTAAGCAGTCTTTGTTGTATATATTAATCATTTAGCATCTCGTTTCTAACACTTTGCCAAGTATCCATTACATTATTCTTTTTAGTTCCAAATTTACTCTCGTTCTTACTCCAAGTCTTTAGCCTACGAGCAATATCAAAAGTCTTTTGTAGTTCATACCTCAACTTAGTCTTAGACTTGTTTGGCTCTGTCCAATAATCTACAAAGGCTTCTAACATCTCAACACTATACAGTTCTTTAAACGCAGATACCTCTATAATAAACTTATTACAAATAGTATCTAAGTTGCGTTTCTTTTTCGGTTTCTCATTAAGCTGGTAAGATTTATAGTTTACAACTGTTATAAGAGAGTTTTTAGTATTGCTTGATATATCTATATACCCTTGTGTTTTTAACTTCTGTAAACGCTTGTAAATAGTAGAGGGTTTTAGGTGCAGTTCTTCACTTGCAGTTATCCTACCTGTAATGAACTCACCTACATCTACCTTTCTACCATAGACTACATTAGGTGTTGTGTTGGCTTTTAATATGCACCACACAAAAACCTTTAGTAGTTCTGCATCTGCGAATACTCCGTTGTCTAATATCTTACGATGTAGCTTAATATATCCTTGCATTACTTAATTAATTTATATTGTGCGTATCTAACAGGTTCGCCAAACTTATTCTCACTCTTAAGTATAGTAGTTTCTATGTCATAGCCATCATCTTTTAAATCAAATACTATCGCTGCTAATCTCATAATACTATAATCGAAGAACGCTTGAACAGGTGTTATTGCGCCTATCTCTTGCAAATGTCTTAAAATTTTTTGTTTCTGTGTTAATTTCATAATTTTATTTGTTTACTGTTTGTTTGACCTCAACAATAATATCCATAAGGTTATCGTAGATAGTTTCTATATCTTGATTGTTGTTAGTCCATTTTACTATTTCTTTTTCGTATTGGTCTGCTACCTTTAAAAGTCTATTAAACTTCATCTTAACAACCTTAGAGTGTGTACCTTTGAGATTGTATAGCTGTTCGTTAAAACATCTAAAAGTAGCTATCAATAATTGTAAATCTACTGTGTGTTCTTTAGTCATTACACTAAGGCTTTACGAATTTGTATTAAGTCTGCTATTGCTCTATCTACCTCATCTAACGCTTGTAGTTCGTTTATCCTCTCAATGCGTTCAGATTTGGTCTTGTACTCTGCAAACACTAAATTAAACGCTTCTATGTATTCAGGATACATTCTAGGGTTTTGTATGTATTGCTTGTGCAGTTTAAGATAATGGTAGAAGTTAGTTCTATGCTTACAGAAATGTTTAGCTAGTTGTGCTGGTTTCATACCACACTCCATCAGAATATTACTAATTACCATTCGAGCCATTACTTGCTCTTTGTACTTTGCTTTCACATTAATATTGTCTTGCTCGACAGATATATGTTTTGATGTTATAAACATCAGTAGTTCTATTTCTTTAGTTAAGTTCATAATTGTTTTTTAATATTGCATCTATTCTTTGTTCACAAATTTCATCTAGTTCATCACCATCTTCATCTAAAAGTATGTCAGGATATAAACCTAATGTGTACCACTCGTGTACTATACTTAATACTTCTATTTCAGATAGGTCGTATTTTTTTATTATCTCATATAACATTACCTTGTAGTTTTATGGTTATCGTCATCGTTCAATATCTTGTAAATTTCAGGTTCAATTTCTTTTATCCTACGATATATTGCCCTTACATCTTTCATTACCTCTTGCCTAGTGGTCTTAGGTACATCAACACCTGTAACCGAAGTTACTAGGGATTGTGCTTTAGCTAATAGTTTACTTGTTGTCTTTTTCATAATCGTAAAAATCTTGTATGTTATATCCCTTACTCATTAATTCTAATGCGTAGCTATCTAGTTCTTTGTCTGTACCTTTAAACACTATGCCTTTAGCATATACGTTATCTACATAACTGCGACCTGTAAACATATCGCTTTTAACAACTGCACCTAAAGTATTGTTTTTAAATGTTATCAAAGTTTTCTTAACTATCGTATCGTCTGCTGGTGGTATAGTTTTTATAATAAATCTTTTATTAGCAAAGTCTAATAATCCGTACTCGTTTTTAGCACATTCATAATCAGAACCTTTGTTTATACCATCTTGCGTATAATATGGGAAAGTTTCATACATAATTAAAAAGGGTTATCATCGCCAAAGGCATTATCAAAACTCTCTAACTTTTCTTCTTTAGATTGCTTAAACTTCCAAGCATCAGCAGAAGTATAGTAGTTGCCCTTATACTCTCTTGATGATAGATTAAACAATACAGTAACCTCATCGCCTATTGTTACATCTCTAAGTAAATCTACTTTGTCTTGACCGAACAGATTAAAGCATAACTCTGAATTGTATTGACCACCTGTGTCAATTACAAACGATTGCTTTACCCATTGTTTACCAGCTTTGCTAGTTCCACTTTGTAAGTCTAATACTTTGACTAACTTACCTTTCATTTCTAAACTCATAATATTTAATTTAATTAGTTAATTTATCTTTTAAAACTTTCACTCTCATCTTCGCCAAACACACCTAATGCGTATAGTCCAGCTAACTTTAGTACTGCCCTACTCATCGCTCTTTTCTCTGCCATTTCCATAACATACCAAGAGTTAGTATTACCATCTTTGTAATTGGCAGCCTTTAAGGCACTTCCAAAGGTTTCTATGGCACTTTCTTCGTGTAGGTTAGCACTAGCCTTAACTACTGCAAAGTTTGGCTCACATCGTATAACCTCGTAAGAGATGTATATACTTAGGTTTGCTTGTATCTTGTCTATGCCACTACGAGTTATGATGGTGTAGTGTTGGTGCTTAAATAAATCATCAGAAGTTAATCCGTTCTCTTTAAACACTCTGTTTAATGTTTCTTGCTTTGTCATATTAATATGCGACTAAATTTATAATTCCTAATATGTCTAGCACTATAAATAGGGTTGCTAGACTTAACCCTAATACGATTGTAATTTTAGTATCTCTTTTCATATTAAAGATTGTTATAAATGTTTACTAAGTCTTTTGCAAGTCCTAATGATAGCTTATAGGCTTCTATTTGACCTTGATACCATTCTACAAGAGTTTCGTTTCCTATCTCTTTGTACTCTACTTGTTTTTCTTCTGCTCTTAGTAGTTCATCTTCTAGTATAGCAACTCTGCAATTAGCGTGGTAAGTTACATCACCTAGTTTGACTTTCTTTACTTGTACTCTACAAGTGTCGTTATAAATTTCTTGAAATTTGTGCATTGTTTGTTGTTTTAAAAAGGGGAGATTGCTCTCCCCATTGTTATTATTTAGATATTGCTTTTTGACATTCTTCTTTAGATTGAAACCC